TGAAACAAAAAGATTCTTAATCGGCATATCTAATTAAAATTATGATTATTATCAAATGCGATATATGCGAGAATACAATCAATCAGAATGAAGAGAACGGCAAGCTAATCTACATAGAAAAGACCTTCCAGCTAATCAAGAATAAGCAGGAGCCGGGATTCCGGCAAGTTGAAATGATATTCTGTAAAGATTGTATAAGAGAAATGAGAGCATATCTACATACGCAAAGAGAATCAAAAAAGGATAGTAATAAATAGCTTGAAATTAAGTCATAGTAGCAAGGAGGCAGTTTTAGGCAAAAACATAATCAAATTCGCTTGGAACAATAGCGATTGATTCGAGGGAAGACAACGATTATGTCTTTCCTTAAAATTCCGGCAAAGAAGAATAGTATAATTATTATCTTAAAAGCATATTAAATCATATGGGAGTAAATCAATACGATAAAACACTAACACCAAGACAGATATTATTCCTTAAAAACTATCTAGACCCCAAATCAAAAACCTTCTCTAATGCGAAACAATCAGCTCTTAAAGCAGGATTCGGCAAGGAATACTCAGAAGTAATAGCAAGTATCGAGAATGAATGGTTATCGGAAAGTATAAAGCACGAAGACCTGTTAAAGAAAGCTGAGCGTAATATAGACAATTTTTTAAGCGACCCAGAAGACAAACGAATACAAGCTGATATCACCAAATTCGTTGCTGAAAGGATAGGAAAAGAGAAATTCTCGACCAAATCAGAGGTTGAACACACCGGCAATATCGACCTTATGCTCAAACTAGACCCAGAAGAGGAGGCATTATTACAGAAAATCGTGGAGAAGAGAAAGGGAAAATAGAGCTAAAAAATGCGATTTGCTAGCTAGGGAGTAAAGAATCAGCCGACCGGCAGGAAAGCCCTTGAAAATATCGCTTTAATAGCACCCAGAATAGCACCAGAGCCCCTTGAAACGCCTTTCCGTGTCTTTGTACATCTTGATTAAAAAGAGCACGATAAAAAGAAGAGAAGATTCTTGAAAGAGATTGAAAGGGAATCGAATGGGGGTGTAAGCCATTTTCCAAGACACTCCCCCGCACCTAGTGAATATAGTATCCTGCCCCTGTAAAAACCTGATTATTTCTAGCCTTACCTGATTAACTATGAAAACAACGATGGACGAGGTAATAGTCTGGTTCTTAGGGGGGGTGGCACTTTTTGAAATAGGTACTATACTTCTCTTCTGAAGGTAAAATAATTTTTAATTATGAAAGAAACAGACAGGAACTTTTGGAGGATACTGGTGGTCTTTCTGGTATTATTGGCGATAACATTGTTCTGGCTATGACATACTTCTTGCTCATACTTATCATACTGATATTGGGGCTCAACGCCTACCTGTCCTTTAAGGCTTTGGTGCTACTCAACGAGAGGCAACCTGAGGCATTGAAGGAGAAGATGACGTTGGGGAAGGCTGACGGGGAGAACGTGGTGGTTATGGAGTGGAGTCCTCCTGAGTCGGGGGAGGAGCTGGCATTTAGAGAGGGGATGGAGAAGATGAAAGAAAGATGAACCAGGAAGACTTTGTAGGAGGGACATTGGGAGGGGCAGTAAAGGATATCTTAGAGTTATTCTTCCTTCTCATATTATTGATACCTTGGCTGTTCTTGGAGGTATTGGCAAAGATAATGAAGAAAGACCTGACTAAAGTGATGACAGAGATATCTGAAGACGATACAACCAAGTGGTCTGATTACTGATATGAAACTATGCAAGTATGCCAAAGAGTGTCCCTATTACCACGAATTGAGCCATACCTGTAACAATCGTGGGGGGAATTATTGCGGCAAATACAGAGAATATGAGTCAGAGAATAATGACAGCAAAAGAGGTAAGGGAGATGCAACAGCCCTTGGATTACAAGACAGGGTATAGCAACGACACCTTTGACCGATTATATCCGGACACCAAGAACCCTTTTCACGGGACAGAGAGGGACAGCAAGAACAAGAGGAACTACCCTATTGGCAGGACTCCCAAGTATTATGACGAGTGCGATATGTGCAGCGACAAAGCGGAATACAGCTCAAAGGTCAACGGGGTATTGGAGTGGAAGTTATGCAAAAACTGTTACAAAAAGAAAAAATAATGGAGAGGCTTAACATAGCAAACTTAAATACGATAATAGACATAGGGGCTGGAGTAGGAGAGTTTTCAAATGGGATGATGTCTTTCAATCCCAACTGCAAGGTCTACTGCTTTGAGCCTATACCTGAAACCTACGGGAAGCTGAAGTCTTGGGCAAAGGGAAAGCCTAATGTCAGGACATTCAACATAGCAATAGGGAACGAAGAAGGGATAAAAGAGATGGATTTCTGTGTAACTGACCCGCTTTCTTCTTCAATGCTTGAGCCGGATAATCCGGAGTTCGGAGGGGAGAAGAAAAAACTGGTGGTATATCAGACCAAGCTGGACAGCGTTATGGCGGACAAGGTGCTTCAGAGGGAGCTGTTCGTCAAGATAGATGTGGAGGGGATGGAAGACAAGGTGATAATAGGAGGAAAGAACACCATATCAGAGGCAAAGGGATGTATGATTGAAGTCCATTTAGCACCCTTGAGGAAGAAACAGCCTACATTCAGGGACATATTCGTTTTAATGGATTCACTGGGGTTTGAGTATTGCGGGAACGCCAGCCAGTCTTACATTGAGCATAATGCGATAGGTCATATAGACGCCTTATTCAGGAAGAAGTCCCAACTTTATGTTTATGATAAAGAAGATATTAAAAAAAATAGCGTGGAAGATACGGGTGGCAATCAGGGGTCTTGATAAGGCACTAGACAGAGGATTCAAGAACATCACGCCTGACCAGTTCAAGAGATACTTGGATAACATCCTTTTCAAATGAATGGCAATAACGACAGCGGACAAACTTGCTCTCAAGAATACGAGGTGGTCAAGGGATTGCTTTGACTGGGTCACTAATGCGGAGATAAAGAACGAAAAGGGGGAGGTTTTGGAGTTTGAAGACAGGAAGTTCTTAAAAGACATATACAGCGATTTCAGCCAGATACAGGTGGCGAGGAAGTGTAGCCAGATAGGGTTTACCGTTATGAAAGCCCTGAAGACGATGTGGGCGGCTAGGTATATGAACCTCAACATCATCTACACTTTCCCGACATTTTCAGACGTGACCAAGATGATTCCGTCCAAGATTAACCCGCTGATAGAGCAGAATCCCATACTGGGGTTCTGGACAAAGGACAAGGACAGCATTTTCCAGAAGAAGATAGGGAAAGCCTTCATCCATTACAGGGGGACAAAGGGGCATACGATTTCAAAGAAGGACGATGAGGCTACGGCAGCCGGTGTGGGTATTATGATTAGTTCTGACCTGAACGTGCACGATGAGTGCGACAGGAGCGACCAGCTGATAATGGAACAGTACGAGTCTAGGCTGGCAGCCAGTAATTTCCAGGGGAGGTGGTATTTTTCAAACCCCACTACTCCCGGGACGATATCGCAGAAGATATTCGAGAAGAGCGACCAGAAGCACTGGTTCGTGAAGTGCGAACACTGCGGAGCGTGGCAGTATATGGATTACTGGAAGAACGTGCAGGGATACCAGTTCATCTGCCAGAAGTGCAAGGGAATCATATCTGATAGGACAAGGGGTGACGGGATGTGGGTCAAGAGATACAGGAACAGGGACATATCCGGATACTGGATAAACCATATGATGTGCCCTTGGATAAGTGCCAAGGAAATACAGGAAACGTACGAAACAAAGTCAAAGCAGTATTTTTACAACTTCGTTATGGGTCTGCCCTACATAGGGTCAGAGGTATGCGTGAACAGGGACGTAATCTTAAAGAACATAGACCTGACGGCTGTCAATTACAAGAAGCACAATATACTGGGGTGCGACAGCGGTCTGAAGAAGCACTGGGTTCTGGGGAACGAACAGGGGATATTTAGGATAGGGGTCGCCAAGGACTGGGCGGAGATAGAAGACCTGATAAAGACATATGACACCGAGATTGTGGTTGTGGATGCTTTGCCGGATTTGACCGAACCGAGGAAACTGAGGGAAAAGTATCTGGGGAAAGTATGGCTCAACTATTACAAGAAAGACGTAAGGAAAGCTGATTTCATCAACTGGGACGAGAAGACTTTCACGGTTTACTGCGACAGGTCTAAGATTATCCAGCAGGTGATATCTGAGATGGTGGACAGGAAGATAAGGTTCTATATGCCACCGGAAGACCTGAAGATGTACATAGCCCACTGGGAATCGATGTATAAGGCGACAGAACAGGACAGCCTTGGGATAGACAGGGATGTCTGGGATTCGACAGGGGAAGACCATTTCGTACACGCAACAAATTATTTCAGGCTCGGTCTGGAAAGGATTAAAGGAGGAAGCGGGCTTATGACCGAGTGGAAGAAAGAAGAAAAGATAAATAGCGGACTTGCTCCCGAGGTAGCGAAACTCGTCAAGGGGCAAGATGATAAATTTATAATTTAGGGAGGTAAAGAGAATGGCAACTTTTGATACGGAAACAACACAAGACGTAAATCAAGACGTAACTGTTTCAATAAGACAGAATCTTGAATATGGCAAATCTGACGAGGAGCTTTTAATAGCAATCAACAATGCCATAGAAGATTCGAAAGAATTAAAAAGGAAGATAGACGACATAGGGAAACGGAACAAGAAGTTCTGGCGGGATGGTTCGGACAAAGACCCGAGCCAAATCCATCCGGCAAAGGCTAACATAGTGATAAACAGGATATTCACCGATGTCGAAACGGCTATCCCTATCTTGACGTCAGAAGTTCCAGAACCCACCGTTGTAGGCGTGACCGACAATGATATCCAAGAAAGGATACAGAAAGGTCTACAGATAGCCTACGAAGTAAAATACAAGCTACAGGCAAAACTCCAGTCGCTTTTAAGGCACTGGTTTTTATTTAGGTTGGGGGTTCTCAAGTACAGGTGGGACATTTATCAGGGTCTTCTTACCGAGAATGTCCTGACCAGGAAGATTGGCTTTGACAGGAGGGCGACCTCTCTTGAAAATTGCGAATATATCTACGAGGAACTGGAAGACACGGTGGGAAACCTGATGGAAAAGTTCCCGAGCAAGAGGAAACAGATTCAGGAAATGGCAGGAGAAAAGACTCCCAAGTCAAAAATCAAGTACATAGAGTTCTGGGGAGGCGGAGGAGAGTGGGTTTGCTGGAAACTGGGCAGTTATATCCTGGAAAAGAAGAAAAATCCCAACTTTGACTACGAAAATGAGGACAATAACATCTTCGAGAAGCCCAAATTCCCATATATCCTCTTAAATGTCTTCTCCATAGGGGATGAAACCGGACTTTATGACGAAACTTCGCTGATAGAACAGTCAATTTCCCTCCAAGAAGGGGCTACCAAGGAAAAAAGGCAGATTCTAGACCTTAATGACGGTCAGAAGAGGGTCTGGGTCTTCGTAAATGTCGAAGAAGAGGTGGTTCAGAAGGTGGTTAACAAGACCGGTGACCTTGCCGTAAGGGCAAGACAGCCAAATGCAGTACAACAGGTACAATCCGGCAGACCGGATGCCGCCCTTTTCGATGATTTAGCCAATTCTTTGAGCGAGATAGACAATGTCATAGGAATCCACTCCACGACCAGGGGAGAAAGGGCACAACAGGAAACTCTGGGAGGAAGACAGCTCCTTATGGGCTCTGATATGGGGAGGTTAGACCTGATTGTCAGGAATGTAGAGCAGGTAATAGAGGAATGGTATAACGCATATCTACAGATGAACAAGGTTTACACGGTGGAAGGGGACAAGGTATCCAACGGAAAGGTCACGATAGAGATTAAGAACGCGGACATCCCTTCTAACATAATGATTATGGTCAAGAAGGGTTCAACCCTGCCCATAGACAGGAGGACTAAATACGAAGAAGCACAGCAACTGGCACAATACCAGATGATGCCTCCACGTATGCTCTTTGATGAGATGGGATATCCCAACCCTGATAAGACATATCAGGAACTGGTTGAATGGTACACCCTTACAGGAAGGATTATCCCACAGCAACTGATGATGAAAGGTCAGGGAGGACAGGAAACAGGGCAACCACAACAGCAACCGCAGGGACAAGGGGAACAACCGGTTCAGGGTCAGGAAGGAGGGTCAGATATGCAGAAGATACAGCAGACCATACAATCACCTGAGTTCCAGAATCTCCCACCCGAACAGCAACAGCAATTCATACAGCAAAGTCGACAAGCGGTGGAGGCTATAAAACAAGGTAAATAATATGCCCTTCAAATCGGATTCCCAAAGGAGGTTTATGTACGCACGCCATCCGGGCATAGCCAAGAGGTGGAGCAAAGAATACCCTAATCAGGGCAAGCTACCTGAAAAGGTGGCGGTAATGAGTTCATTAAAGAAAAGGATTAAGAAATAACAAAAATAGGAGGCTACAAGGTCGTTAATAATTAAAAAAGTATATTAAAAAATGGAAGAAGAATTAAAAGACCAAGCCCCCGAAGAAGTCAAAGAAGACCAATCTGCGGAGGGACAGTCTGAAGAAGCCAAGGAAGAACCTACTCTTTCTGAGGTTGCCGAACTGGCAAAGGGACTGCAGAAGGGTTACACCCTTACGAGGCAGGAATTGTCCGAGATAAGGGATAATCTACAAGCGATTGTAGAGGCGACCAACAAGCAGACTGGAGCTCAAGCCGGAAGCGATGAATACGTCACGGTCAATAAGCTCCGTGAGATTCTTGGAGAACAGCAACAGAAAACTGAAGCGGTCAAGGAACAGGCTGACAAGTATATCGATTCAACGCTTGCCCAGTTAAGGGCAGAAGGGATTATCAAATCCCAAGAAGAAGAAGAGGCGTTAATCAAATATGCCATCAGCAAGAAAGAACCGGATTTGAACAAAGCGGCAGACAGGTGGGCAGAAGTAAGAGCCGCCAGAGAAGAAGCCAAGAAAGAAGTTGCCAAGGTAAAAGTAAGAAGAGAAGAGGGTTCTAAGGTTGGGACGTCTTCAAAAGCGTCTGGAGATGAACAAGAAGGGATAAACCTCGGCTCTCTTGAGAAGTTCAAGAGGGAACACTGGTATTAGACCTTACACTCATCAAAAGGATAGTTAATATACTGGAGGCGGAAAGGTCTTAAACAATTAAACAATTACGAATATGGCAGATTATTACGGAAGCAGTAATTGGAATGTGTCCACTTCTACGATGGAACATCTGGTAGCGGCTACGGTAGACACTGTCTTGACATATTCTCCAGCAACATTATTCTTTCTGGGAAACCAGAAACCTTGGAGGGGAAGTCAGATGAGGTTTCCGATAAAATACGCACAGAACACCGAAGGGATGTGGTTCACGGGTCTTGAGAGGTTCTCAACGACTTCAAGCTCCAACTTCGTATATGGAACAGCCTCTCCGACTGGCAGAGAGATAAACTGTGTTGTAAGCCAGATAGAATTAGACCTGAACGCATCAGAAAGGGTGATTGACTTGTTAGCAAGAAGATTAGCCTCTGACGCACAGGATATGGCTCACGACATAGCAGATTCATTCTATGCAGTCCAGACAGGCAACGCTTTCCTTTCAATCTTGGAGGGTTGCGATGACGACACATTGGGAGCAGACACTTATCTCGGATTAGACAGGGGGACATACGGATTAGCAGGTTCGGTCACGAACATCGGTGGAAACATAACGCTGGCAGGAATGAGAACTTCCTACAATGCTTGTGTCCACGGTTCTGACTCTCCTAACTTAATCCTATGCACTAAAGCAGTCTGGGGTTATTACGAGAAGTTGGCTACTCCTACTGTCCAGCACAATGTCCAACAGAGCCCTTACACTTCATTTGTGGGAGCTACCGTAGGTGGCTTACCGAACTTGATAGCACAGGGGATGGGGGTCGGGGGCAACCTCGGTTTCAGGGCGTTATACTGGAATGGAGTTCCTGTAGTGGCTGACGAACACATTGCGACTGGGTATATGTATATGCTTAACACTAGGAACTGGGCGTTCTATGGCGTTAAATCTACAGACCCAGATTACAAGACAGTCAAGTTCACCGGAGGTGGTCTTGAATCACCATACAGCATTCCGGCAACAACCGGATTCAGCTTCAGCGGATTCAACAAACCCGTTGACCAGTATGGAAAAGTCGGACACATCATCCTCGTTGGTAACTTGATTTGTAACCAGCCGAGGAACAACGCTATTCTGTATGGAATTACAGGAGCATAGTATTAGAACGATTATTAACTTTCTTATGGGGAGGTTGACGAGGAAAGCCGAAAGGCTGATTCAGGAGCTCCCCTTAAGAATACGATTATGTCTAATTTAAGAGATTTTAATCCAGCAATAAAATACGGAGCGAAACTGGAAGGAACTTCATTAGATTCCGGACATCTCCTTGTAGGCGACACAAGCAACGAAGCGGCAGAAGTAGAGATTTCTGGTGATGCCTATATGGACAGCACTGGTTCATTGACCATTAAGAGAACAGGAACTTTTGCACAGGGTTTGCCTTTTATCGCTACATCTGTGGCAACAGGAACTGCTATTCTTAATACGGGGGCTGGAACAGTAGTTTTATTAGCTGGTTCAACATTAGCTGGAAGGACAGCCTATGTTACCGGTTGTGCTATTCAAAATGTTGAAGCAGTCGCAATATCAGGAGGTTCAGAGTTTGTCATTGAAGATACGGCAGGGACAAAGATTTGGATTGCTTCTATCGGAATAGCCGTAGGAGCTACTGCGGTATCAGGTGGTTCTCCTGGAGTTAATCTTCAGAGAGTATCAATGAACACTGGGACTACAGCAGGGATAGTTTTAGGATTAAGCGGTGGTTCTATCGTATCAGACGGAACTGTCCAGGCGACCATTTGGGGACTGATGAAGTAGTAAGATAGACCGAAAAGGTTGGTTCGTAGCGTGAGCTTGGCGAACTAAAACAATTCTAAAGTTCACAGTATGTCAAAAACTTATTTAAGACAGATATGGTTAAATTACATTCACCATTAGACCAAGTAGATACCACTTATCCGTTATATGGGATAGGTTCACGAACCGTTGATAAGAATGGTAACGAGTATATCTACCTGCCAGGGACAACCTCGGTTGCCGCATATGATTTTGTAACATATAAGACAGCATCAGGTTTGTCCTATGGTTCTGTGACCAGAATGGTCAAGGGAACAGCAGGACAGGTAGCAATAGCTCAAGGAGCGGCTACCGGACCGAAATACGGTTGGTTTCAGATTTATGGAGTAGGCTGGGGAAACTGCGGTGCAGTCACTTCTTCAGGTTCTCCTCTATATGCGTCTGGGACTACGGCAACGGTCACAACGA